ATGGAATCAAAGCTTGCCATTGAAAAGCTCAAGCAACGAATCGACGATCCAATCGATTGCGACATCCATGCACAGTTCACATTCTATTTTCCCGAGAGTGTTTACTATACAAAAAAAGGTGATCGTTCTGCGAAGCTTCCAGATCTGTCGAATCTTTATGAGCTTCCACAAGATGTCATGCAAGATATGGGCATCATAAAAAACGACACTCTTATTTGCTCGCATGACGGCTCTCGCCGTGAGGCTGTCGAAGGTTCAAATTATTACTTGGAAATTATTTTGCGTCGGTTTGTTTGAGCGGCGTCCAACAAGGCTACCCTAAAATTCAGAGCTGGCGAAAAAGCATGGGAACTTCTCGCCCTCTACAACCATTTTTTCAAGCTGTGCCTTAAATGACCGCTTGTTCTTAGGATCTTTCGACTCCTCAGATCCAGGTTCACAATCAAGAAACTTTAGCTTTTCCATTTCTTTTTCGGTCAAAACGAATGGCATGTCTTCAGGATCTTGCTCATAACCAAGCGTCTCTTCTAAAGCCTTCTTGGCATCATCAATATTTTCAGCCGCAACGTAGTCGCAGTCATTCATCTTGTAAATCTTAATCATTGCTGGTCCCTTCACGACGGCCGGGCTTCATAAAAGCCAGCCATATTGTTTTACTCGTTTGCAAGGTCTTGTGTCCATAAAGCGGTTCGGATCCGAACACCTTAAGAATCTCTGATACCTTGATCGAGCTTTCGTTCCATTTGAAAATCAAAGTCCCATGCGGCCGCAAAACCCTCATGCACTCATCAAACCCAGATTTCAGGTCATCGCGCCAATTCTTATCAAGGATTCCGTACTTCTTTGCCATGTAACCTGTTTTACCAGCGCCCTTCAAATGTGGCGGGTCAAAGACTACGTGATAAAAAGTATTGTCTGGAAAGTCCATTTTGCGGAAGTCCTGCAGGATGTCCGGCCGAATATGGCAAGTGCGATTGCCGTGGTTTAGGTCCAAGTCCTCACGACGAATATCTGCGAACACCACGGAAGGATGCTTTTTATCAAACCAAAACATTCGGGATCCGCAGCAAGCGTCTAGGATTGTTTTCACTTGGTAATCTCCTCGACCGACTCTTCTTCAAAATGAATCGGTGACGTGTCCTTAGCTAGAATTGCCTCTGCTGCAACTTCATCTGGATTCATATTGTTTTGATACCAGTCAATGCCTTCATAATCGTCATTCATGACGAAATCCATTTCTTCTTTGAATGTCGTATCTTTGTCTTTCTTTTCATAATAGGCAGCTCGATTCTTAGCTACAACTTCAAGAGGTATGTGATAAATCTTTCCAGACTCCATTTGTAACTCTATGACTTTCATTTAGCCTCCTTTGCGGCAGTTCTCCTACGACTATTTTTCCAAACTCTTATTTCTAGCCAACCCAGTATAACGCTGTAACGGAATGGCAATACATTATGAGGATCTTTCCAGTCGTGTATTTTCAACCCTTGCCAATCCCAAAACCACCAAACGAATTGAAGCCGTCCAATCATTTGGCAGTCTCGTCTGGACTAAATGGTTTCAACGGAGCTTCGCCGATATAATCCATTTCTTCCCAACTAGCTCGATAATATGCGTGTCCTCCATTGAGACAATTTACACCGACTTGGGCACCCCATGGCTTAGCCTTGTCAACCATAGCTAGAGCACCGACGAATTTGTAGTTTTTAGTTTTTTCATTCAATTGAACAACGTCACCCATTTTTAATTCACGCTTTTCCATTACTTATCCCTCTTATTGTCCGTCTGATCTGGACTGCATTTAACTGCATCGTGGGCAGTCTTTCGTGCCCAAGCTGGCCATTCGTTTACTTGCTGCCCGTCACTGGTATGATTCCAGTATTTCATATAAGACTCATCTCGAATTGCAATCAGCGCTGCTTTATAGCGCTCACATTCACTGTTAAGGTAACCAATTTCAATCCGAAGAAGGCTAATCAACTCATCATTGTCGATTTTTTTATATTCACTCATCTTTATCTCCGGCAGTCTGATTAGTAGTGCCATCATCAAGCTGTCCCAATGAAAACGTGGTCTGATAAAACTCATCGAAATCAGACATCGGAATAAACTCAACTTGTCTTTCACTTCTTTGAAGCATTATGGCCTCAACAGTAAAGCCAATGATGACGCCCAATGCACCATTCAAATCCATACGGATTTGATTTGCCCGAAGTCCTTTTCCCCAACCACTTAAATATTTATTCATGAGTGCGAGTCCTTTGATGACTAAATTTAATCATTCTCAGCTCGCGGTGGGCATTTACAATGCTTAGATGACTTAGCTCCGCACCAGGTGCAATAAGGGGTAGGGTCTTCATCTTCTTCATCATGCTCTGACTTCGGGTCTGTATGCTTGTCAATTGCCCTAAGCAAATCTCTGTCATGCATCGCGCCTATGTCTTGTTTTTTCATTTCCCACATCCATGGCACTGATAACTAAACTGTGGATTTATCGCCTTGCAGAATTCGCAGATCCATTTCATTTTACCACCCCCGAAATACTGCCGCCGTATATGCGAAAGGCAATCGAATAAACTTCTTTCCATGCCTGATCTTCTGTTTGACCTGCTTTAATAAGCGCCTCTACAAAATCGAATCCCGACATCCCATCAAAGACCGCTGAAGGTTTGGCCATCCAAAACGCAGGATGTTGATTTGCATTTATCATAAGGAAATCAAAAACACTGGCTTCAACCTGACCAGGTCTCAGCTTTCGTTGAATCATTTTACCACCTCATCCTTGAACAGAGCGCCGTGATCTTCGAGGGCCTTGGATCCCTCAGCCTCAAGCTCAGCCATTCGCTTTATATCCGCCATAGCTTCAGTATTCGATTCATAGAACCTAGCCATGCTAACCTTGTGAGGCGAGCTAGCCTTGTAGATCAAATGCGCTGCGAGCGGAGTGTTGTGGAATGCCTCGAGTGCTGCGCCTTCTTTTCCGGCTAGAGTAACTACCCAGCCAGCTCGACAATGAGTCGTCTCACAAGTGTGCCAATCTTTCATGTTCAGCGCATCGGTATTTGAAACAGCCTCTAAAATTCTTGTGTGGATATTTTCTATCTTTGGAATTTCTAGCGGTTTTGTTTCGGTTGGCTTTTGATTTTTTAAGTCAAAGCAGCGATAGCAGCCAGAGCAGCCAGAGCAGCGATAGCAGCCAGAGCAGTCAGAGCAGTCAGAGCAGTCAAAGCAGCCAGAGCAGTCAGAGCAGCCAGAGCAGCCAGAGCAGCGATAGCAGCCAGAGCAGCCAAAGCAGTCAAAGCAGTCAGAGCAGTCAGAGCAGTCAGAGCAGTCAAAGCAGCCAGAGCAGTCAAAGCAGCCAGAGCAGCCAGAGCAGTCAAAGCAGCCAGAGCAGCCAGAGCAGCGAGAGCAGCGAGAGCAGTGAGAGCAGTCAGAGCAGTTCGTGCAATTTTTACAGTTCTTTAAACTGTCCAACGCTTTTTGAGCCGCTTCAATACTGCCGAAATATTCTACTGAGCATTTGTTTCCGTTATCGTCTTTTAGCCATTTCATTCAATCCCCCCACGCTTCTTTACGGTCGATATAGGCTTAATTAAACCGTGCATTTCCATGTAATGCTTAAACCAGTATTCGTCGACAGAGCCATAAACAATGGCATGACGATACATATCCACGGCACATTTTTCTAATTCACTCCCGTTTAGTTCAAGAAAAGCCTTCAGATATATGAGTGACTTTTTGTTCTTTCTTGAAGGCCTGCCGCGCCTCTTATGTTTTACCGTAATCATTATTTATTGCCAGTTCCATAGATACGCTACCCATAGTGACCCGCAAACGATGAACATTATCGCAAATGCTGCGAAAACTTCTTCCCAATGCCTTAGTATTTTCCTCATCAAATCTCCGTTATTTCTATTTTGATATGTCCACAGTGTTGTCCGGCCGACTCCCATTTATATTCAGGTTCGCCGATAACATCGATATTGTCATCGTACAGCACCCCAGCCCTCACCAGACCATCGATTACCCATTTAAAGCTACTAACGGTGCCGTCGTAATCAGGACGCTTAGATGAGCACCTGGTGAGCTTAAGTTTTGCTTTCTTTATTGGCTTTTCTGGGATTACTCGAAGGGACAATAGCTCAGCATGGACTATTCGCTTTACTTCTAACGCGTGCTTATGACGTGCTCGCCATCCCATGCCACACATTTTGTTAGCCGTCATTGGTAGTAAATCAATCCTAAGTTTGGCATGATACATCTATCTATTCCCGTCCAAGATATCCATGATTTCCACATACTGCCAAGTCTTAAGGTTAATCGGAAATCTAGTCCCGTATTCTTTATTCATCCAAGCATAGAAATTGGATCCACATTTACCCTTCATTTCAAGTTTGGTCATAAGGGCGTTGACCATTTCTTGAGTTATCGGCGTTTTTATCTTTTCTTCGACGACAGAAGAAGTTTCCTTAACCGGGCGTTCATTAGGCGGCTTGATTTCAATTGTTTTTTCAGCTGTTCTATTTCCTGGGTTAGCAGCAGGTTCGGATATTCCTGCCACCGCGGTTGGCGGTCCAGGTAGAGATCCTGCATTGCTGCGTTCAAGCTCGTTTGCCGCACCACTTTCGATCCATTTTTTAATGGTTTCACCAGTGTCCTCACTTATTTTGAAAATCTTGTCGGCAAAAATGCCAGTTCTATCTTTTGATACTTGGGTCAAATGATCCATGGCAACATCAAATACAATTGTGAAATCATAAGTCAGACCATCACGCTGGACCGGGGCAAGGCCTACCTTCTCGACCTTCTTTTTTCCATTGTCCTCGGTCTGCATATATTCCATTTTAGAGCGCATCGTAGCAATTATATGACAACTGGAATGCAGGAATGCGTTTTTTAATTCATTGTCTTTTTTATCGATGGGTTTCCAGTTCGCCCATTGATTGGTCCCCGGACGGTCTAAGAGTGCTTTTTGTTCAAGCAATCCACCCTCACCAGCCCACGCATGAGTCAATGAATCTATGATTATTGTGTCATATCCATTTTTCTCAGCAAAGTTAATAGCCTCAATATATTTTTCAGTCGTGAATGGCGGAGTCATGTCCATTACATCAAATTCAAATTTGTCGGAATAAAGACTGGCTGAACCATTCTCTGTATCGATAACAGCGACCTTACCACTAAGACCTTTTGCTAATCTTAATGCTGAATAAGTTTTACCAGATCCAGTGGGACCAGTGATTGCAAGTTTGAGTTTTACCGATTTTCGGACTGCCTTTTTAAACATCTCTCACCCATTCTGTTGTATATTCATCGATCTTAACCGGATGATAGCCAGGCATATGAGACAATGACTCGTAATCTCGCTCCATGTCTATCTCTGCCATCAATTCATTAAACTTATCGTAAGCTCTAGGATCACGACCGAACTGAGATTGATATCTAAACTCTTCTGCTTGATCATAGTTGGCGAAATCTTCCTTAGCCATTGCAACCTCGAATTAATTGCAATAATTTGTCGGCGAATTTTTTATATTCATCTTCCCTAGCACCAGCAGCTATAGCAGCAGCGGCAGCATGAGTAACAGCACCAGCAGCAGCGGCAGCAGCGGCCAGAGCAGCAGCAGCAGCAGCATCGATAGCATGCGCTTCGCGTAGTTTTGTTATATCTAAAACATCTCGGCGTAGAGATATTAGTACGCCGTCAATAACTGACAGTGCCTCTACATTATTTGTTTTTTCCAGAGCCGATTCAACTATAAATATCAGCATTGGGATCTTAATCTTATTTAAATCAGCACCAATATTTATTGCTTCTATAAATTCAATAGGAAACTCTTTGGCCATCTCGTTTGGCAAACCATCAAATATTCTATCTTCCAATTTTGCTAACCACTGTGGAATGCCGAGTTCTGTTTCATATGCAAGGTGATTTCCAGAATGGATTGTACATCCCACTGCGCACCCTTTACCATCTTGCCAATGCTGACCTTTAATAATTTCATCAGCCTTGGCGTGAGCACGGACTCTACCTAGATATTTATCTTGAATCTTCTTATCATTATGAAATGCCTGCATATTCTCCTCATAAACATCTCAAGCAGTGGACCCCAAGGGATTTGGACTAGGGTTCTTAGGGCCCACTGCAAAAGATTATAATTTAATTAAAGTTTGATATCCAAATCAGGTAGGGAGTTAACGAATGGGCTTTACGTTGTCAAATTCTTTTTTGTTTTTGAATTTCTTTTAAAGAGTTGTAAAACTCGCTCTTTAAAAACCCCCCTGGACGAAGTACTCTTCGTCAGGACGCAAACGGTAGTGCGCGAGGTTTGCTTCCACAGATACAATTAAATCCATACTCTGGACAAACCTCTAGCTACCATCTGTGATGATTTTTTCTAGAGGACTCCAAGTTAGGTTAGCCACAGATGAATGGCATGGATCCTTGGACCTTTATGGTTAGAAGTAGTTCTTCGCCTTCCGCTAGGGCATTCATTCCCTAGAAGTCATCAGCTGCTCGCCGGTTGACTCCATCCCCCAGTTACCTTTGCAGGCATATGGGTATTTTTAACGGTCGATTAACTATTTCAAAAATTTGTGAAAAAAGAATTTGACTTTGGTGTCTCTTATATAGAGAATTGTTTTATCCAAAAAAAATTCCTATATAACCCCAGTTTCCAGAGCTGGGGTTTCTTTTTGTCTCAAATTGAGAAATCTTAAACATTCAAATGAACCATATTGCAATTGGTGACTAGTCGTGGCAAATAAGATTTATTGTGTTATGATTAATTTATGAGCAAAGCAGATCTGATCTTAAAAAAGACAAGACTAGAAAATGCTCGACTAGCCTTTAGTCTAGGTTTGATTGACATCTTTAAATACCTAGAAATGGTCAGATCCATTGAATTAGAGTTTGACTCTTTGTAATTTTTTCAATTTACTCCTTTTATAAAACAAGGAGTTTCCATTGTCTGAAGAAAAATCAAAACAGCTTGATCAAGAATACGCCAATTTGTGTGCTGCCTCAGGTGACCTTAATATCCGAATTCTGGCTTTAAAAAAAGATCTAGACGCAGTCTATTTTAAAATTGAATCACTCATAAAAGAAAAAACATCCATGATTATGGAAATGCAGAAGCAGGGAGCTCCCGATGTTTCTAAGTAAAAAAATCGATCCTCTATCAGTAAAGAAGCTACTGCCAACAGGTATGACTGAGTTTGATGTATGGTCTGACCGAATTATTCAGCTTACGGGTCTTACAGCTACTCCGGACTCCCAAAAATTCGCACTAGCCTCAATGATCAATACCCTTGGCAAAACTGAATGCGACAAGGAAGATCTGTTCTTCATTAAAGCCCTGCATAAAGGGGCTGCTGATCAGATAGCTCTGGCACAAATGGATCAGATTAGAGCTAAGGTTAAGGCAAGACTTTCTGATGAAGCCGAGAAACAAAAGCAGGTAAGTCAACCTGTTCAACAAACGAGTGAAGTGACACCAGCAAAAGATGGTGCACCTAATGTCGTTTTGGGAAAAACCTGAATTTAAAAAAGAACAAGACTACTGGTACAAAAAAGCAGCAGAGGATGGCTTCAATGATATTGAGACCATCCATGAAGAACTAAAACAGAATTCTCCGAATGCATATAGACAAGCACAGCCGATAATCAGGGAAAATAAGCTAGAATATTTCTTGCTTCTCGATCAATTTGTAAATGATGATAATACCAATTTCGATAATGGTATGGATTTATTTGTCATGCAGAGATTCGCAGAGGGCCTCACAAATAAAGCAATATGCCAATTGTTGGATAGTTTCGGACACTCCAGGCACCGTAAAACAGTTATGTTCATACGTAGGAAGTACGAGAATAGATGGAAGATAATCAAGTGGAAGCCGAGCCAACTAAGGTCACAAGTGATCCACAAAAAGACCTAATCAACATCATCTCATATCCAGCAATCACACTTCCATCTACGTATCATAATGTTATAATAGCTAGATGGCTTAGGTCTCTCAGACACTTGAATGACTACTTCAGGCTCATCGACCAAAAACCCTATTTTGAGCATTACGAGAAATATATAAAGAACATTCTCACTCGCCCGAATGCATTCATAAAGCTTGCAGTATTAGCTGATGATCAAGACGTGGTCTTTGGGTGGAGCGTTAATGAGAAAACAACGCTTCATTATGTTCATGTGCAAGAATTATACAGATCCAAAGGAATATCGACACTACTTATTCCAAAGGAAACGACCAGTTGTTCACATATAACAAAACATTGGCTTGAAATTTGGCCAAAAAAGTATCAAAAAGTAACTTTTAACCCGTTCATTTAGGAGAAAATATGACAGGTAGAATACAATTAAAAGGATTTATGTCTCATTCGACAATCTTTTGTGCTGGGAAAAATTTCAAATCAGATACGTGGCACGTAGCCACACCCGATATCAATCTGTCTTATGATATTATCGAGGACAAACTCTACCTAAAATACAAAGGTAACTTAAGAATATTAAACTCAGCTACAGTAGCATCCTGGGAGCCATTGAACTACGCAGATGTTATTAACGATGCTGAGCTGGGTTTACTAGCAAGCGAGAAGCCAGTTAAAGCACTACCAACTATTACTAATCCAGGACCCATCAAAGCACAAGTATCTGTACCACACGAGCAGGTGCAAAACCCGCCGACCAGGAGAAGTGTTAAGCAATGAGGATGAGGACCAGAAAAGTTTCATTAGAAAAATATTCTAAGTTGTGCGAGACCATGGGCCATGGATGTCAGTTCATTAAGCTGCCATCCTCATTGCCTAATTTCTTTTATCCAGGATTAGTCATGGCAGGAGAAGCTGTGGTGGCGTGGCCAGAGAATCTAACTGAAGATGAGATGAAACTCTATGAAGAAAGGTATGGATCACTGCCAGACATCTTTGATCCAGATTTCGAAGAGAGAATCAAAATAACCAATGTGATAAGGGGATAACATGGCAATTGAGGATAGAGGATGGGTAGTTCGCCCGGTTCTTCATAGAAGTAAGCAGCATGAAGAGTATGCCAATCAAATGTCTGACCATATTAAATCACTGAACATACCAAAGAGACCAGTCAGTAAAATTCAGGCATCATCTATATCTCAATTGTGGGATAGCGAAAAAAATACCTTAAGAGAAATGAGTGACGAAGAGGTCGCAGCATACCAAAACAGACCGCTTCCGGAGAAAGAAAATTGGAAGCGAGAGACTGATGCTGAGCTAATCGCAGCTCAATTAGCATTGACGACACCGTCTAGAATTCACTCTACAATAGTCTCAGAAGGATTAAGACGCGAATCAAAGAACACTCAGGGTGATGCAATAAGCATGGGTGGATCCGCGTTCAGCGAGGAGACTAAGGAGCTAGCCCGGCAGGCCTATAGTTATACTCCACCAGCAGAATTAACAAAGGGACAAGAGTCAAAGCTAACGGAAATGAATAAGATTACAGAGTATACTGGGCCAATCCCAGAGAAGCCGAAACCAAATAAAAGATCATGGCTAGATAAATTATTTAGCTCAGATGGAGCTAAGCATGCAGAGATCCATAACGTCTCTTGGCGTGACGCATACAAGGCTAAAAATGACTGAACTTAGCTTTCTCTTATCGCTACTCTTGGACCAAAAACTCAACAGAGAAGTTAAGGGACTCATCAAAGAGAGAATCAAGGAGATTGAGACGGCACCAAGAGTAGGTGTTTCAACAACAAGAGCTATATCACCAACTGGACAATCTGCGTCAACTCAGAAGATTCTAGATGAAATGGCTGAAGAAGGCAAATCATTGCCAATTCCAGTTCACATAGCTCAAACACCACAGGCGGCGATGGCCTTGGCCTCAAGACAACAAGCAATATCTCAAGCGATTAGTGGTCAACCTGAAAAAGGAAGAACTCAACCAAGGAAGTTCTAGTTATGGGAAATAGTTAAAGTGTTACTTGAGGTTTTGATAACTGAAGGAAAGTGATGGCAAAACACCTCTTTAAGAAAGGCCAGGCACCAGGTCCTGGGCGTCCTAAGGACTCCATCAGCAGGCGCTCGCTACAGTTCGCTGATGTTATGATTAAGGCAGGATTTGATCCAGCCAAGGGGCTAATAGAGGCCTATAATAATGCCAAGCATTTGTTCGATACGGCTCTAGATCCAGCAATGAAGGCCACGGCTAATGCACAGATGTTGCTTGCTGCTGATAAAATGGCCCCATACGTTTATCCAAAACTAAGCAGCGTTGAATTTAAGAAAGAAAATCCCTTGGACAACATGACTCCAAGAGAGAAGTTAGAAGCAATGAGGCAAGCGATAAAGATGCTTGAAGATGAAGTCGAGAAGAGTAATAGTGAGCCTAATTTAATCGATGTTGGGAAGTAGCTTAGCTGGTAAAGCGCTGCACTGTTAATGCAGATATCGGTGGTTCGAGCCCATCCCTCCCAGCCAATTTAAGGATTGAATGACTGATTTTGATGAGATTGTTAATGAAGCCATCAGGTTATCAAAGCGTCCAAATGTCCTGCAGCACACCTTCAAGCAACAGCTAGACTTCATCAGAGACCCAGCAAGGCTCAAGGTTCTATTCTGCACTCGTAGGGCAGCTAAATCATATACGGCCGGTGTCTATATGATTCATGAGGCTATGAACAATCCTGGATGCAATTGTCTGTTCATAGGGCTGACAAGAGCTTCAGCTAAGGGGATTATCTGGAAAGATATCCTAAAGACTATGAATATAAGCCAAGGGCTGGGCATTAGTTTCAATGAGTCATCTCTTGTTGCAACATTCCCGAATGGATCTGTGATTTATGTCACTGGGGTTGATGTTGATGAAGATGAAATGAACAAGCTGCTGGGTAAGAAATATCGTTTGGTCTGTATCGACGAAGCATCCATGTACACAATCGATATGCACAAGCTTGTTTACGGTATTCTGAAGCCAGCTATTACAGATCAGCGCGGCAGTATTTGCTTAATGGGGACGTCGTCTAACTTCACAAGGGGTTTATTTTATGACATTACAACAGGTAAAGAACCAGGTTGGGCACTTCATCGCTGGTCGGCCTTTGATAATCCTTTTATTGCCAGACAGTGGGCCGAAGAGCTTGAAGAAATTGATAGGCTCCGTCCTCTCTTTAAGGACACGCCTCTATACAAGCAGTGGTATCTCAATGAGTGGGTGGTGGACACTGACAAGCTTGTCTATAAGTATGATTTTGCCCGCAACAGTTACAAAGAAACACCTAAGTCTTTATCCCCAATGGGGTGGACCTATATTCTCGGTGTCGATCTTGGTTATGAGGATGACACTGCCTTTGTACTCTGTGCGTTTCACGATAACGATAAAACCCTGTTTGTTCTTAAAACCTTTAACAAAAAGCACATGGATATCACCGACGTGGCAAACAAAATTAAAGAATTTAGAGACGACAAAGACTACCCTGTCTCGAAAGTTATTATCGACGGTGCTAATAAGCAAGCCGTAGAGGAGATTCAGCATCGACATCATATAGCTCTTGAACCTGCTGATAAAACAGGCAAGTCAGACTTTATTGAGATTATGAATGCTGAGCTCATTCAGGGTAAGATCAAGATTAAGCAATCTCTCACTGCGATAACTCAAGAACTGATGGGACTAGTCTGGGTCACCGAAGGCGACAAGATTAAATTCCCACGCAAAGAACACCCTAATTTACCAAACCATTTATGCGATGCACTATTATATGCATGGAGATTTTGTTACCAATGGTTGGCTGAGCCTGAGGCTGAGAAGATAGTAAAGGGTTCTAAGCGTTGGTATGAGCTGCAGGCTGATAATCAGTGGGAGAGAGAGAGAGAATTCTTGGAGCGCCAACAAGGCGGTGAGAATCTATGGCCATCTGATGATGGGTCTGGATTTAGTCAAATTTAGTCAATTTTGGTCAATTTAAGTGCCACAACCGACAATATTTGAAGGTTATTCCATCACTTTTAGGGGAAATCTCAAATATGCCTTTACCGTTCTTAAGCGAAATCAAAGAATCAACTGTGTCTACCCCGACTAATATAGAGCGGCGAAAACCTGATGAAGGTAAAGAGCCGGACGCTTTAGAGTCCTGCATGGAAGAGCTCCACAGTGCTTTAATGGCGAAGCGATATAAAGAAGCTGCTGAGATCTTCAGAAGTTGTTTTGAATTTGTAGACTCTCAACCACATAAAGAAGGACCACATGTCTAATCCAATCTTGATTCTAGATAAGCCACAGCCATTTGTCGGTCTTGGCACTTTAACTTATACAATTGCAACAGCTAGTCTTTATAATGTGCGCGCTCAGATAACTGAAATTCCACCCTCAGGATTGAGCGTGGTGATCAAGCAGAATGGATCGACGATATTTACTTCACCGGTGTTAACACCGACTCAAGTAGCTCAGCAGTTTAAATATTCCCCCATTGTCGGGGCTGTTAATGATGTCATCACCGTAGTGCTGGCATCTGCATCAGCTATCGATTCTGGGCTTAATAACGTGAAATCAACTATTACTATTGGACAAGGAGTCTAACATGTCATGGAACCAGAATTTTACAGCAGTGGGTCTTAGCTCATTGGTCACTTATGCACCTCAAGCGGGGCCAGCATTCGCTAAAGGCAAGCTAAGTGTGCCTACGCTGACAAACGGTGGTGGACAATCAAGCGTTGTATGTACTGTCACTCAGAATTCTACAGTCGTTTATACGGGTCCAGCGGGAGCTGAGGGTTTTTATGTGTCTATGAACTGCGCTGCTAATGACTCTATCACTGTTGCATTCACCTCAAGCGCACCTGCTGATCAGGGTCTCAATGTGATTAAGAGTGTAATTGCAATTGGCGCGGGGCAATAATATGAGCAGCTTCCCTATCGCTTATTCCATGAAACGAAGAAAGAAAATGGCTGATGGTGGAGATGCTAATTCTGATGGTATGAACCCATCTTCTCAAAATCCACAACAAACCATGGGTGGTTCCAGACCAGACAAAGGTTGGGGAGCCGTTATCGTTAAGGCCAAAGGTGGAGAAGTTGATGAACGCGAAGCTTCTCATGAAATGAAGTATGCTCCTGCTAGTTCCAACAGAGAATATGGTGTCCACAAAGGTGGAGATGGAGAAGGAGAACTAAAAGGAAGAAGTGCTGCTGGTATTAATGCAGAATGGGCTGGAAAACACAAAAACCCGGTACATGCTGCCCAATCTCTGGATTATGCAAAAACAAAACATGCAGAGAAGTTGTCTGAACTTCAATCAATGCCAAAACCAAACCTCCCAATGGCTGAAGGCGGCTCAGTAGAAGAAGATGACCGAATGCTGAATCAGCATGGGGAGTATGAAGAAGGCCCACAATCCGGTGGTCAAGGTTTCCATGGTGAGTCATATATGGGAAATCCAGGTAACTCAGCAGACAACTACCAATCTGAATCACATGAAGATGACATGGTCGGTCGCATTATGAAGATGCGTCAACACATGTACTCTGAGGGTGGACGTATTGCCAATGCGGACCACGGTGAGGATCAGTCGAAGCTAGCAGGGTTCTTGCCGAATGAGTTTGATGACCTGGTGTTGAGAGACAATCTCGAGTCTAGTTATACCGTGGCTAACTCAGGTGATGAGATCGGTAATGCCCAAGAGGATGCGGACCAGAATGACATTGTGTCTCGGATTATGAAGTCACGCGCTAAAAAAGACAGGCTTCCAAACCCAAGATGATCAATGACTTAAAAGATTTGAAATCACTGCTTAAGCTATGCCGGTCTCAGGGAGTAACTGAGATCAAGCTTGATACCGTGGAGTTTAAGCTTGGAGATATGCCGACTGGACCAAAGTCTAGTTCGGTTCAAGATCAAACCGAAACTGATGACGAGGATCCTTTTGCTAATTTCCCTACGGGGATTCTAACACCTGAGCAGGCCGCCTTCTATAGTGCCGGCGGAACTCCAGAAGATGATCCTTTTAGGGCTGAACAATGAAAATATCCAAATCTAAAGGTCCAGTAGAAAAGATAGTAATGAAAACAAGGCCATCCGTTGATAGCGCGATGTCCGTATTAGCTGAATGGTGGAAAAATAAAGATGATGACAAATTGGCTATGGATTTATGTGGCACCGCTGCTTATCTTAAAACTGAGCAGACATATCGTATGCGTCAGCTTGCTGTTGATGTCAGGCTTTATTGCGGGCTTAGTATCTATTCTTATGCCGGATCCAACGTCTCCAAGATGGACCGTACTAAAACGCTTCCAGATGATAGACCTACTTTTAATCTCATTCAGGCTTGTACGGACACCCTTGTTAGTCGCATTAGTCAGAATAAACCACAGCCAAAATTCCTTACAGACAACGCTGATTACAAGCAGAGACACTTAGCTCAAAGACTTAATCAGTTCATTTTAGGTGAATTCTACCAGACTAAATTCTATGAGAAGTCAGCCAAAATGCTGCGCGATGCTGTTGTTATGGGCACCGGATGTCTTAAAATCTATGCAGGGGAAAACCATAAGGTCTGCGTTGACCGAGTGATGCCCACAGATTTATATGTTGATGACAATGATTCGTTGAATGGAACTCCACAGCAATTGATTCAGTTGAAGCTAATGGACCGCGACAAGGCTATCGCTGCATGGCCAAAGTCCAGAGCATTGCTTGAGAAGGTTCCAAACAGTTATCCCGATAATTCTAAAGAGTCCGGCCGAACAACTAGTGACCAGATCATGATAGTTGAGGGCTGGAGATTAGCCTCTGGTCCTAGTAAAGAAGAACCTGGATATCTTTCTGGGCGTCATGTCATAGCCACAATTGGTGGAGTTTTAGATCAAGAGCCGTATCATAAGATTAAATTCCCGTTTGTATTCCTTATGTACTCTGATCCTTTTAGAGGATTCTTTGGTCAAGGATTGGCTACACAATTATTTGGCACTCAATTAACGCTGAACCGTATTCTTTATACTATTGCCAGGTCTATCACCCTGGTTGGCGTGCCAAGAGTGTTCATTGAACAATCTTCGAAAGTAGTTAAGGCCCATAACAATAACGAGATTGGTGTAATTGTAACATACAGCGGTACAAAACCGTCTTATGAGGTAGCACCGTGCAACGCTCCAGAGCTGTATGCAGAGCGCGACAAGCTGATTCAGTATGGTTTCCAGCAGTGCGGAGTATCTGCCATGCAGGCGACCAGCCAGAAGCCTGAGGGCTTAAATTCTGGTGCGGCGATTAGGTCTTATGATGACATTTCCACTGATAGATTCGCATCATTGTCTAAGAAGTTCGATGATGCTCATATCGAAGGTGCTTATCTAATCACAGACTGCGCTATGGATATTGTGGAAGAGACAGGGGAATATCAAACCGTTTATCCGAACAAGGATGGAACAAAGGAAATTGACCTCCCAGCGATGAAATTCTTGAAAGATCCATTTGTTATTCAGTGCTTTTCTGAGTCTAGTTTGCCTAGAACTCCTGCAGGTCGTATGCAGTGGGTCACTGAGCAGGTTCAAGCCGGTATGCTTACCGTTAAAGAAGGTCGCAGACTTATGCGGTCTCCTCAGGACTTGGAGCAGAATGAGCAGTTGGATAATGCCAGTGAAGAGAGAATATTTCAGATTCTGGATAAGATTGTGGAGGATGGGGATTACACTCCTCCTGATCCATTCATGGATCTTCAATTAGCCCTGACTTTGGTTGTTCAATACTACAATTTATATATGGCAGCGAAGCTTGAAGAGAAAAAAGCGGATATGTTAAGACGCTTCTTTCAACAAGTTCAAGCTCTTATTGCTGCGGCTCAACCACCACCAATGGCAGCACCTGGAGGTCCTACACCTCAGGCCAATGCTGCTCCATTGCCAACATCACCTATGGTTCCAAACGCAGTTCCACAACAATAACCTAACCCTCCTAAAGTTATGGGAGAAAGGAAGCATATGAAAATCACTCCGGTCGCCGGGCCAAACTCGGTCCAATCAACTCAAGGTCCAACAGTAAGTGCAGATAGAAGAGAGGCAGCAAAACAAGCTTATCTCGGGCAATCTGTGAATAGAGAAGTTCCATCGGACACTCAGGCAGATCCACAAGTAGCCAGAGCTCAAGAGAGTGTCAGAAAAATCAAGATGCGGACTAATTTTAATACAAATAGGGATGATGTGTTGACAGAAAGTGCCACAATTGACGCAGTTGTACCAGAGGTAGCACCACCAGCTGATCCAGTGCCTGAAGTAACAGCGCCTATCAGCCCTCAACTCGCTGCCATTGCAAGACAACGGCGGGCACTCCAAGTAAAAGAGAGTGAGATTGCGGCTCGTGAAAAAGCTTTGGCAGATCAGGCGACAGGTTCGCTTGACATAGCTAAGCTTAAGTCCAATCCATTGAGTGTACTGCAAGAGCATGGCGTTACTTATGATCAATTGACTCAAGCTATTTTGGCAGATCGAGACGGAGTTAATCCAGATATTCAAGCTTTGAAAGCACAAGTCCAAGCCCTTGAAAAAGGTTTAGACACAAGGTTATCAGAGCGTGACTCACAAGCAGAGCAACAAGTTCTTTCTGAACTTCAGAGAGAGGCAAAAGCTCTAATTGGTCGGGATGATACTTATGAGATGATCAAGACCCAAAGAATGGAGCCTAAGATCACCGAGCTAATTCATCGAACATGGAAATCTACAGGTGAGATATTAGACGTTTCAGAAGCTGCTGATTTAATTGAGACTGATCTATTAAATGACGCCGTAAAAATTGCAGGCCTTAAGAAAGTGCAGAGTAAGTTAACTCCAATTCAAGCACCACCTCAAGTTCAACAGAGACAAGGAATTCGAACACTAACTAACCGTGACACAGCATCTGCTCCCCTCTCAGCGAGGGCCAGAGCACTTGCTGCATTCAACGGCACACTAAGAAAATAGGAGTAAAAAATGGCTATTTCACCAGTATATGCAAATAGTTCAAACCAGATTGCGGCTTTAAAAGAGCTCGTGGTCGATGACAAAGATTACATGAAAAATGTGGTCTATGCTAAAAATCCATGGATGTCCATGGTACCTAAGAATGAGAGTCCTGACGGCTTTGCAGGGAAATATATTCCAGTTCCCTTAGAGTACGGCAATCCTCAAGGTCGATCTCACGTGTTCGCGAATGCACAGAATCAACAAACCGCTTCGGATGTTGTTTCTTACTTCGTCTATGCAGTGCAAGACTACCAATTGGTTACAATCACTAACCTGTTGATGGAGCAAACCAAGTCCAATGCTGGAGCATTCGTCGATGAAGCATCGCGAACTCTGGATAATGGATTTAGAAATTTGTCCAACAATATGGCATTTGAGCACTTCGCAGGTGGTACCGCTTCTCGCGGTGTAATCGGTGCAGGTGGTATTACTATTGTTGGAACTACAATGACATTCTTACTTGCTAACAGCCAATCGGTTGTTCAGTTCGAAGTTGGTATGACATTGCAGGCATCAACAACTGATGGTGGAGCAGCATTGCAATCCACTCCTGGTACCATTGATGCAGTACAGGTAATCGCAGTAAACCGTGGAACAGGTCTTATCACAGCGACTGTTGTCCAGGGTGCTCCTGCATGGGTAGCTGGAGATTTCTTGCAAGTATTAGGTGACATCGGTATCGGTGGAGCTTCGACTATTGCAGGGATGTTGGGTCTTTCTGGCTTGGCAGCGTGGGTTCCGTTTGTTGATCCTCCGAGCACAGATAATTTCTGGGGTGTTAATCGCTCTGCTGATGTCACTCGCCTCGGGGGCCTCCGGTTCAATGCGACCAGTTTCAGTATTTCTGAAGGACTGACAAATGCATTGGGCTTGGCAAACCGAGAAGGTGCAGCGCATGATTTGATCATAATCGACTTCGTTTCATACACGACTTTGATTAATGAATTGGGTGCTAAAGTTCAGTACGTACAACTTGAGCATGATGAAGTTGAAGTAGCCTTTGAGGCAATTCACTTCCATAGTGCTTATGGTAAAATCCCAGTATTAGCTGACAGGTCAGCACAAGCACAAGGTGCATGGTGCCTGACAACTGATTCTTGGAAATTACGTACTCTCGGGAAAGCTCCACACATCCTTACTTATGGTATGGAAGGTTTGGAAGGTCTGCGAGTTGGTAATGCTGATGCCCTTGAAATTCGCATTGCTTATTACGGCAACGATATTTGTTCAGCGCCAGGCTATCAAATGAATGTGGCTCTGTCCGCTTAATCTATAGTTCATCCTTTCAAACGACGCGGGCCTTGGGTAAAACCAGGGCCTTTTTAGTTTAAGTGCCACACCAGACATATTTGAGGTTGGTTGAAATAATTTAATCAACGCACTGCTGGACAAGGTTAGAGGCCGACGCCCTCCAGAGAGACATTGTCGGTTTAAAGGAAGTTCTATGTCTTATGCGCGTGGTTTTAGCCAAAACGGCACAAAACTAAAAGCAAATATCACGGAAGTTAAAGAAATCGAGATGAATTTCACGGTTGATAGTACAAACGGAAACGGTTTGGGCGTCAGATCAATCAAATCAAATGGATATGTGCGACAAGTATTCATGCATACTTCGGCAACTCCGGGAGCTGGTATGGATGGATTGGTGAATCCAAATCCTCCAGTGGGATTCGCATGGATTCAGTTCAAAAATAACTTCAATTATGCATTATCTGGCTCAAATTCTATCGTATCTCCTGTATCTGGGACACCGCTGACTTCAGTGACTGCAAATGGCGTATATACCATCGTCTCTCTCGGTACTGCGACCTTAGCTCAGTGGCAAGCTGTCGGATATCCACAAGGATTCACACCCGTTGTTGGTGGAACATTTGTAGCAACAAGCTCTGGCGCTATCGGTGGAAGTGCGGCTGTTGAAGTCCCATTGGCTACAGGATCTGGAATTTCCACAATCGATATTATTGGTGACCCTAATGCTATGATTAACAATTCTAATATTTTCACCAATGGCGGAGCTTGGGTCATGATCAGATTCTTGTCTGGCTCGACTTTAGCAGCAACAGCTCCAGCAAATGGTTCTGTGATTGCACTTCGATTTAGATTTGATGGATCAAGCGTATCTATTCCAGATGGTGGACCTTCTAATTCTCCAGGATCTGGTGGTCTTTAATTTTAACGTCCCCTGAGGTGCTTAAAATGCGCCCTAGGGGACAATTTTAAAGGACGTTATGGCTATCCCATATCAACCACAGAATTTAACTGCCCAACAGAGTGATGGTAATATCCTATTAAGCTGGAATGGCTCCTTAGGATCTACCACGTATCAAATACAAAGAAGTACTGACGGGGTCAATTTTACAGATCTTGCCGTTTCTACAAATGGACAATACGTTGATTCATATCCAGGAATTGGCATCCAGTATTTTTATCAAGTCGCTGGTGTTAATCTTTCGGGGACAAGCGTTTACAGCTCCATCGTCAGCATGGTCGCAGCTCAACCTAGCGAGATGTCTTTGGGTGAGCTCAGACTCAGATGCCAACAGAGGGCAGACAGAGTAAACTCAAACTTTGTTGTCAATAGCGAATGGAATTACTTTATCCGTTTAGCCATGTATGAATTGTACGACATATTGATGACTTCTTATGAAGATTGGTTTGCATCTTCTTATGTGACCATACAAACTAATGGAACGACACAAAACTATCCACTGCCTGATGGTGCTACAAACTATCTCGGTGGTTCATATACAGGTACAAGCGGAACACCAGCACCTGCTTTTTACAAGTTAGCAGGAATGGATTTGAATGTTAACACGAGTACCATAACTCCAAGTCGAGTCAGTTTGCTCAGATTTGATTTCATAAAGAGAAATCAATACGTGTACCCTAATTCTACCTCTACAATTTATGGTGTCTACAATATGCGATACCGAATTATGGGTAATAATATAAACATCATACCGGTCCCCGCTGGTGGTCAGAATTTGATTGCCTGGTATTCGCCAAGGCTTAAAGGACTTTTGCAGGACACCGACATTACCACAATTGGGGTATCAGGATGGCTTGACTATGTGATTGTTCGCGCGGCGAAGTATGCTTTAGATAAAGAAGAGGGCACCGATACTTCTAAACTAGACACTGAGATTTTATTCTTGAAAACTAGGATTGAGCAGGCTTCGCAAAACAGGGATGCTGGAATACCTGATACCATCAGCGAAACTAGATCAGACAGTATTTATGGTGGAACTGGATGGGCCGGTGGATCACCATCGGGCGGTGGTTGGTAATGCAATTACCGCTTAATCTCCCTTTAAGTCAAATGCAGTCTCAGTGGAAAGGCATATTGGATCCTATTCTTGGCAATCCATTAAACTCCATGCTCGTTTTGCCTAATGTAAAATTGAACAATGGGGTAACAGTTATCAACCATCTACTCGGCAGAAAACAACAAGGCTTTGTGCAGTTGGATATAGATGGTGCTGCCATATATTATAGATCAGCCCCTCTTAATGACACCACATTGACTCTTACTAGCAATGCCTCAGTTAACGTAACTCTAGGAGTTTACTAATGAGCAATACATCTCCAAGCCCTAATATGAATATGCCGGTCCCAAATGTGGGGGTAGATCCAGGTCCTGACTGGGCTAACAATATAAATGCCTGCTTGTCGATAATCGACGGACATAACCATGCCCTTGGGACTGGTATACAAATTAATCCAGATGGTATCAACATCAATGCAGATCTAGTTTTTAATGATAACAACGGCACTGAGTTTCGCGCGGTAAGATTTAGCCCTCAGGGGACGGCCTTGGTTACTCCAGCAGATGTAGGCCAATTGTATGAAGTCGGTGTCGATCTTTATTACAATGATGGTGCCGGAAATGTGATTAGAATTACCCAAGGCGGTACAGTCACTGGTGCTACGGGCACAATTACTGGACTTCCATCAGGGACGGCCTCTGCTAGTTATGCTGCGGGCACATTTGTCTTTGAATCAGCGACCAATCTCCCAGCCACACTTGATGCTGGGAGCGTTATCATTCGTGATGAAACTGCTGGTGGAAACGGTATCACTCTACAGGCTCCGAATAGTTTGCCTGGTGATTATAGCGTCACATTGCCATTACTTCCATCGCAACAAGAGCCAGTGACAATAGACAACGCTGGAAACATGAAAACTCAGCGGCAATTGGTGTGGGATATTGTCGTTAATTCAAACCTTGGATCTGGTGGTGTTGGTGATTATGCCACAATCTCGGCGGCAATCTCGGCGGCGACTGCTGGGCAGAGTATTTTAATTATGACCGGAACTTATACCGAAAACGTGGTTATCAATAAATTATTGACCATCACTGGCCTTGGCGTCGGAACCGTCGTTAATGGCTCTGTCGAATTCGCAGTTGGATCTAGTGATAGTTTAATGCAGGATTTTAGTGCAAGTGGGATAACCATAGATTCTGGTGTGGTTGAAGCATCAGTTATCTCATTCTGGAATGCTTCTGGATTTAAAGTTATAGATAATGGGTCTGGGTCTTTCATACAAGGAATGCAAGAATAAATGGCAGTACCAGTTAAGCAGTCTATTCCCATTAATTTCAGTCAAGGACTGGACACAAAAACAGACCCTTTTCAAGTACCTATCGGGAAGTTTCAAGCCTTGCAGAATTCCATATTCCAAAAAGGTGGAATGCTTCAGAAAAGAAATGGATTTGGTAATCTACCTGCATTGCCGGACAAGAGTTTTACATATTTGACCACATTCAATGATGGGCTAACCGCAATAGGTAGTAATCTAGCTTCTTACAGTGCAGGGACGCAAACGTGGATCAACAAAGGACAGATCCAACCAGTTTCTCTTAATGTCATGCCATTGGTTAGAAACAATTTAAACCAAAGTCAGTGTGATTCGACAACTTCTTCTGGTGGAATAGTTTGCACTGTCTACACAGAATATAATGGATCAACCACTGATTATAAGTACATCATCTCTGATTCAAATACTGGACAGAATATCGTAGCGCCGTCTTTAATTCCTGTGAGTGCGGGGACAATCAGCGGTTCGCCCAGAGTGTTTTTGTTAGGAAATTACTTTGTTATTGTTTTCACAAATACGATAACTGGAGTACATCACTTACAATATATTTCAGTTAGCATTCTAAACCCTGCAAACGTGACTACGAATGCTGATATTACATCTAACTACGCGCCTACAATGGCCCTGTCCTGGGATGGGGTAGTGTCTGGCAATAGCCTTTATGTAGCATATGACACGACTTCTGGTGGACAGTCCGTGCAAATTACAGCTTTGCCGCTTTACAAGGCCTCTGTTGGTGGATCACCGATAGCTGATGTCACTTTCCCTGGTCAAAAGGCGACTATAATGAGCCTCATTGTAGATTCAACAATTCCAGCATCTCCAGTTATCTGGGCGTCTTATTATGACTCGACCTCATCGATAGGACATTCCTTTGCAGTAAACTCCGTATTGGGAGTATTGCTACCACCGACTGAGACTATTACATCAGGCACCGTCTTAAACATTACCAGCGCAGCACAGAATGGCATTTGTTATGTTTACTATGAGGTCTCTAATTCATATTCTTATGATTCTGTAGTTCCTACCAACTATGTGAACTCTGTAAATGTAACTCAGGCTGGAGTAGTATCATCCACGACGACCATTGCAAGATCTGTGGGATTAGCCAGCAAGGCTTTTATTATAGATGCAGTGATTTACTTTTTAGCTTCATATCAAAGCTCATATCAACCGACATATTTCTTAATCAATGCCACAGAGAGTTTAGAGTCAATGCCTGTGGTGGTGTCTAAGTTCGCTTATGAAAATGGTGTTGGTTATTTGACTGCGGGATTGCCAAGCGTATTGGTCAACGGAACCACTGCCATGGTCTCTTATTTATTTAAGGATTTAATCGCGGCAGTGAATAAGGGTACAAATCTTGCGGCTGGAACCCAGGTAAATGGTATCTATTCTCAATTAGGCGTGAACCTGATCACATTTAATTTAACATCGGCGAATCTATCAACCACCGAAATTGGATTGAACTTAAATCTGTCCGGTGGATTTCTATGGGGGTTTGACGGTGTCACACCAGTAGAAAACAACTTCTTTTTATATCCAGACAATGTCGAAGTAACCACGGCAACAGGATCTGGTGGTTTAATTGCTCAGGAATATTTCTATCAAGTCACTTATGAGTGGACCGATAATCAAGGAAATGCCTTTAGATCAGCTCCAAGCATTCCAGTTTCAATAACAACTACCACTGGTGCGTCAACAAACACTATAGATGTCCCATACTTACGGCTAACATATAAAGTAAATTCTCCAGTTAAGATAGTCGTCTATAGGTGGTCCCAGGCTCAGCAGATTTATTATCAAGTTACCTCAATAACTCAGCCAATCCTAAATAATACAACAGCTGATTCTGTGGCGATAGTTGACTCCATGTCTGATGCTCAAATATTGGGCAATAATATTATCTACACAAATGGTGGTGTGATTGAGGATGTGTCTGGTCCTGCAAGTAATTTATTAACACTTTTCGATGATAGGCTTTGGCTAGTAGATGCAGAAGATCCAAATCTCCTTTGGTATTCAAAGCAAGTCATCGAGTCAACTCCTGTAGAGATGTCAGATCTACTGACTATGTATATCGCTCCAAGCACGGCGGCTCAGGGATCTACTGGTAACATAACCGCGATTGCTCCGCTGGACGATAAGATCGTTATATTTAAAAACAATGCAATTTATTACGTGAACGGCACTGGCCCTGACAACACTGGGGCTAATTCTCAGTATTCTCAACCGATATTTGTTACCTCCACGGTTGGGTGTGCTAATCAAAATTCAATTGTGTTTATGCCTCAAGGGCTGATGTTCCAATCGGATAAGGGCATTTGGCTATTGGGCCGAGATATGTCAACTCAATATTTGGGTGCTCCGGTAGAAGCATTCACCACTAATAGCACAGCTCTTAGTGCAGTGAATGTCCCAGCCACAAATCAAATCAGATTCACAATGGATAGCGGTATCACTCTCATGTATGATTATTATTTTGGTCAATGGGGTACATTCATTGGGATTAATGGGATATCTTCAACATTATATAATGGCCTCCATTCATTCATAGATAGCTTTGGAAGAACATTTCAAGAAACTCCCGGACTATACTTGGATGGATCTAGCCCAGTTCTTTTATCATTTACCACTGGTTGGATAAATCCTGCTGGACTCCAGGGGTACATCAGAAGCTATTTCTTCTTTTTGCTTGGGAAATATTATAGCCCTCACAAATTGATTTTACAGATTGCTTATGACTATAATTCTGCTCCATCTCAAAGCACAATTATTGCTCCTAATAATTATAATCCACCCTATGGTGAGATTGGTCCTTATGGCCAAGAATCTCCATATGGTGGAAATTCAGATATAGAGCAGTGGCGCGTATTTCTAGACCGCCAAAGATGTCAGGCCTTCCAGATAACACTGACTGAGGCTTATGACTATTCCATTGGAGCACCGGCCGGTGCTGGATTTACTTTGTCTGGCCTTAACTTGATTGTTGGAATGAAAAGAGCTTGGAGAAGTAATTCTGCTGCTACTGACGCTGGAGGTTCCGGCTCATGAGTATGTACGCTGATTATTTAAGAGAAAAATCTAATGATCAAATCATAGAAAATGAGCATGGATTTGCTTCATATCGATATTTAAACGATGGAAAGTCAGTATATATTATTGATATTTATATTTTATCCTCTGCTAGAAAACATGGATCTGCAAGTGCCATGGCCGACTTAATTGTTGGTGAGGCAAAAAAAATTGGCTGTTCTGAGCTTTTAGGGACAGTTGTTCCATCTTCAAAAAATAGCACAGATAGCCTCAGGGTTTTATTGGGATATGGAATGAGTTTATATAGCTCATCTCAAGATCTGATCTTATTTAGAAAGGACATCTGATGGGTGCCGTTGGGGGAATGTTAGGTTTGTCTGGTGGTGCTGGTGGTACTGGTTTTTCTGGTCCAGCAGCAGCAAATATTACTAATCCGACTAATGCTCAGCAAATAGGTACTGCTTACACTGGTGCTCAGAATTCATTACAACAACAGAATTCTTTATTGTCTGCTCTTCAGGGACAAAATGGTTTAAATAATCAAAATCAAGTCTATAGTCAGCTGCAGGGTGTGGTTAATGGTACTGGACCTAATCCTGCACAAGCACAGCTTGCACAAGCCACAGGGGCTAATAGCGCGAATCAAGCGGCTTTGATGGCTGGTCAACGTGGAGCTGGATCAAATGTTGGCCTTATGGCCAGACAAGCAGCAATGCAAGGCGGGGCTAATCAGCAGAATGCGGCAGGGCAAGCAGCGACACTTCAGGCGAATCAGTCATTAAATGCTCTTGGCCAAGCCGGGTCTATGGCCAATACACAGGCTTCAAATTTGGTTGGACAAACGAATGCTAACACTCAGGCCCAGCAATCCGAACAGGGTGCTCTTCTGGGTGCTCAGGCCGGTTATAATGCGAATCAGGTGGCATCTCAGGCTAGCCAAAATACAGCTAATGCAGCTCTTGCTAGTGAAACTATGAAGAATCAGGCTGGAATGCTTGGGGGTGTGATGAACGGTCTCGGCGCTGTAATGGGCGCAGAGGGTGGTCAGGTTAGAAAATTTGCCGATGGTGGTGCAGCATTTGGAGCAGCTCCGATAAGTAAGTTCGGACAATTTCTTAAAAGTTCCACGTCTCAAAATATGCCATCAACTGATGCTGATTCAAGTCAACCCATGACTTCAGAGCAACAACTTAAACAGGGGTCTTCTAACCTAGTTCAAGGAATTGCAAATGCATTAACTCCTTCATCTCCGGCACCTACTCAAATTGCTGGTGGACCAATGGACAATCCTGGATCACAAAATACATCAATTATGGCAGCTGCGCGTGGTGGAATGGTCCCAGCCCTTGTATCAAAGGGCGAGACTTATCTTCCACCAGAAAAAGTAGATAGGGTTGTTAAGGGCGGTAAAAATCCTCTTAAAGAAGGGGAGAAAATACCAGGAAAACCAAAATATCCGGGGAATGACTATAGAAACGATGTTGTACCAAAAAATCTCAAAGAAGGTGGAGTCGTTATACCAAATGCAGTCATGCAGTCAGCAGACCCAGCACATGAGGCTTATAAATTTGTGCAATCTGTAGTCGCAAAACGCAAGGTAAGGCATTAACATGAGTGGAATTGATTTTAAAAACTTCAAAAAGATTTCTTCTGACAAGAATACCACTACTTTGCGTCATAAAAACGGCCATGAGCTAAAAATTGCTCATGGTGCTTTGACTGATAAGATGAGAAGTGATCTTGAAAAACTCTCAACACAAAAAGATTGCAGTGGTGGATCAGTTAAATATGCAGGCGGAGGTAGTGTCCAGAAGTTTGCAGAGCAGGGCGATGTTCAAACCAATAATGATGTTTCTTCTGATGATTCATCTCAAAAAGCTCAGACCCCAGTCGTTATTAACGTCGGTGGTCCACAATCTCAACCACAACAGCCAGTCACCGGAAATGCTCCGAGTGGAACTCCTAATGCTTTAATGCCAAGTGGATCTAATGCCTATTCACAACCTCAGGCTCAGCCTGATCAAGCACCTGTTCAGAGCCAATCTGCACAACAAGACCAGCAGGCTGTAGCACCAATGCCTTCCAATGATCAAGTAGATCAATCTGGTGCCAGCCAACCTCAGGCTCAGCCATCTCAAGATCAGCAACAGGCAGCTCCTCCTCAGGATGAATTCACTGCTAATAAAATGAATGTCTCAAGTGATCTTAAAAACGAAGATGCTGCGTGGGCACAGGATCTTAAGAATGGGCATATTACTCCAGAGACGTATGGAGATCTTTTTGCCAAAAAAAGTACTCTCGGAAAGATTGGTTCTATTTTTGGTCTAATGATAAGCGGTGCTGGTGCCGGGTTATCTCATCAGCCAAATGCTCTTTTAGAAATGATGAATAACGAAATTAGTAGGGATTTAGAGGCTCAGAAACAAAGTAAGTCAAATGCCCAAAATTTTATCAGTATGAATAATCAACACCAAGTACAGCAGGCTCAAGCTGGACTCGCTGGAGCTCAAACTACTGCGACCAAGGCTGAAGCTAATATTAAAGCTGATACTCTAGCTCACATGCAGGCAAATAGAGCAGCTCTTCATTCTATGGTAGATATGGTTAATAAATTACCTCCTGGAAGTCCAGAAAGACAGAATGCTGAACAACAACTCGGTATGATTTCCAACGGCGTTGATTCAATGAACTCTAATTTGGCAGATCAAGCTGCGTCTAAGGGCGCATTTATGAAAATGCTAATGGGAGGTCAGCCTGGTGGAGAATCTGGAGAAGAGCAGTTCCAAAAGCAAAATAACATGCGTAGAATGCTTGGACCTCAGGGTGAGACTATGGCTAAAAATGCTGAGGACAAGCACTTTCCAGGTCTCAAAGGACAAGCCTCAGTTCCATTATCCGGTGACGATAGAAGTTCTATCAATAGTGGTATTGAGTTTGATCAAAAACTGCATAGATTCATGGATTGGACTCAAGACCATTCCGGCGACCTAAGTATTTCAGATAGAAATAAGGGTGAGGCTTTGGCGGCAGAGCTTCAAGGGTCCTACCGTCAAGCTACAAATGGTGGTGTTTATAAAGAAGGCGAACAAAACTTCATATCGAAACTGGTTGCTTCAGAGCCCACTAAATTTTTCAATTCAATTCGGGTGATGCCTCAATTAAAGGCAATTGCCCAGGAAAATAATTCAAGAGTGAATCAGTTGGTTAAATCTAAGGGATTTTCGGGATATGATGGTGGTTACAAAGACCAACCTCAGGCTGAAACTAAATCAATGAATGGTGTTCAATATCAAAAAGTGCAGGGTGGCTGGAAACGGGTTCAATAATGGATGCGCCTCAAGATTTTGTCCCTGACACACAGTTTACTCCAGATGCTGAGGCTCAACCCCAGGCACCAGCTCCACAAGCTGCCCAATCCGGTTCAGCGCCTGATTTTGTACCGGATTCGCAATTCCAATCTGATGATAATCAAGAATTCGGTGAGGATTTCGGCACCTCATTAGAGGCCGGTTTTAAAGGGTTTGCTCGTGGCTTGACCTTAGGTCAATCCGATAAATGGGCTCAAGAGCAGGGCTTTGGTGTCGTTTTGCCGCCTGAAAAAGCAGAGGACATAAAAAATCTAGAAGAACAAAATCCAGGCGCTTCAATGGTCGGAAATGTCCTTGGATCAACAGCAGGACTGATGGGAGCTGAGGCTCTGACCGGAGTGAATGCTGCCATAAAGGGCCTTCCGGTACTTCAACGTGTTGGTGCTCATATGCTAAAAGGCGCCATTGAGACCGGAGTCATGGAGGGTGGAAATGAAATCAGTAAATCCATGCTTGGACAGGGTGATCCAGATGGTCCGGTATCTTCTGCATTGGCCCATATGGGCGCAGCTGCTTTGTTTGGTGGTGCGGCCGGTGGAATATTTGGAACTATTGGAGTAGGACTTGAGAAGATTGCCGCAACAAAAGCAGCAAAACTTGCAGGACAAACATTAGAAGATCTTGGAAGCCGGATGTCTCTGCCATCAGAAGCCGATATGACTGCTGAGACGATGGCATCAAAAGCATTGCCTAATCTTAAACCTGAAGCAGGGGAAGTAATGGACGCGGCCGATAGGCTTAATCTCCCTATTATGAATGGTATGGTCTCTGGAGATAAAGCAGTCCAAATGGGGGAAGATGCTCTATTGCATGGACCACCGTCCCCAACAGCGCGGGGCAGACAAAGTCTTTATAACAATGCTTATCAAGGAGCGATGACTGCCCTTGATGATGTCGCACCATCGGCTGAAATCACTAAGGCTCAAGCTGGGCAATCTATCCAGGATGGTATCACAAAACAGATTTCATCTGAATACGCTCCAATTCAAGAGATGTATGATGCAATCCATGAGGTAACTCCGAATATACCTTTGTCAAAAATGAGTGCTCCCGCAATTGCCAGAAATATTCTAAATATGCCTGAAGTAACTCAGACTCCTAATTCCCCAATGGCCAGATTTGCAAGATCTGTGGCTGAGAATATTCAGAATGCGACCAGCGTAGAAGATATTTCCTTTCAGAGAAAAGCACTAAAAGACATGGCCAATAGCACCATTCCTGGGGAAAGAAGGATGGCAGCAATTATTGGTGATAAGCTCAGCGATTGGGAAACAAATACAATCACAAGATATGCCACAAGTCTTAATGAAAATTTAGCAAAATCAACTCCAGAAGAGCAGGGAATTTTTAAGGATGTATCGGATAAAATAAACAATCTTTTGCCAAAAATGCAGCAAGCTAAGGGTGAATACGCCCCGTTTATTCAGAAAGTAGCAAAACTATCTGATGAGCTCGGTAAAGGTAAAATTCATGGCCCTCAAGATGCCTTGGATTTCATTAAAAATTTAGACTTTGAACAGGTGACAAATAAACTGGTTAAAAAAGATAACTCTCAGTTTAGAGGTTGGTTTGCCCAAGAGTTTCCAGATCAATTTAAAGTCATGCAGGATTATCAGAAGAGTGCCCTTAGAAAGGCGTCATCTCCTACTGGAGAATTTAGCCCAAAGATTTTTTTCAACAAAATCAATTCCATGGAACCTGAAATTAAACAGAGTATTTTTAATCCTGATGATCTATCTAAGGTTAACGACATTCAAACATATATTCGGTCATTCCCTAAGAGCTTTAATCCATCTGGGACTAATCATATGGATGCCTTTAGAAGTTTTTTTGAATCTCCAAAGGGTATGTCAGTAGGGAGTGCTAGAGATTTTGCCATTAAAAAATTCATCGTCGGTGAAGATATGAGCCCTAAGATATTGCGGGCTCTTGGTAAGAGTAATTCAGATATTAACGCTGCTGCCGCAACAAAGGCCCTATCTGAAAATGCTCCAGAGAGTATGGGGACCGCGCTAAACTACGCGGACAAGGTGGAGCGTGGTGCCCAAAAAATAAACACCGGGCTGGATAATATCTTCAAAATCGGTGTGCCTAAAGCTGTGGATTATGTGGCTAATGAGAGTGCCAGAAATAAGGTTAAAAAGTTCATAGACCAGGGTGGAGTTAATCAACAGATTCAAAATCAAATGCAGGCACCGAAGCAGCGAACAGCTCCAACAGGCCCTCCAAAATTTGCTGAAGGTGGAGAAGTGCATACCGTACAGCCTGATGTTCAGTCAGAAGTTGGAAATCTAGGTGCAGTATATCCACAACACAATTTTATGCTGAATCAGGCGAAGGGTCGAGTATTCAATTACCTTCAGTCACTCAAGCCTCAGGAAAATCCTAATAAATTACCATTTGATGAAGCACCTGATACTAAGGAAGCTACAAAAAAATATGATCATGCCATCGATTTATCCAATCAGCCATTGTCCATCCTTAATCAAGTTAAAGATGGAAGTCTTACAATTAATGATATGAAACATATGACTAGCATGTACCCGGAGCTTTATAAGCATTTATCGAAACAATTGACCGCTAAGATTTCAGAAAATCAGATGAAGGAAGAGCGACCGAATTATGCGACAAGACAGGGCTTGAGCTTATTTTTAGGAGCACCTATGGATAGCACATTCATGCCACAAAATATCCAAGCAGCTCAGTCGGTATTCATGAAGCAAAAAGCATCTCAACAAGCACCTCCAATGAAAGCCAAAAAAAGCACTGGTAAAATGGGGGAAATGTCGAAAAATTATCAAACCCAAGATCAAGCAGCTCAATCGAGACAGATCGAAGAGCGATAATTATTTGAGGATGAATCTTATCATTCTATAGCATTTGTACCCATTTTTGAATGGATAGCATTCAGTTCTAGATGGAATTGCATTGAACTTTCTATTTCTGCAGTCATCGGATATTTGGCATATAGCTTTGAATTCGATAACTGCTCCACCTAGAGCATTCTCCCTAGCTTCATCCTCAGTCTTATTGTAAGCGACACCACAGGCCCGTACTTCATCGGACATCACTTGACTGGACTCTTCAGTACAAAACCATCTGTTATCGGCTAATGCCAGAGCGCTCGCTACATTTAACATAATAAAAAGTAGTATTTTCATTCTTAAATAATAGCACATTTCGATGGCAAGTGCCATCGATGACCATATTGATACAATATTCGTCTCAAAATGAGACAAATTGGAGTTTTTACATGTCTGGAAGTATCGGTACAACAGGTCTACCAGCCCCAAGGGCCTATACAAATGTGGGTGGTGTCCTACCTTCTGGTATAGGAATTCCACTTCAATTCGATGCTCTTGGAAATCTTAAAATCTCAGGATCCATATCAGTCTCAAATCCATCCATTGGATTGAACGGTGTAAATCCAGCACCATTATCCTCAACTGAGGTTGGTGGTATAAATCCAAGTGGGGCATTACAGCCGTTTCGAACAAATGCGGCTGGGAGTTTAATCACAGCTCCGGATCTAGCCGTTATTGGCCCTGTAAATCTAGTCCAAGTAGCGGGTGTTGCGACTCCTGTCGGTGCTGGAGCATCCAATGCTGGGACTCAGAGAGTAATTTTATCTAGTGATTCTCCGCTAGCTCCTGGAACTGCTACGGCACTAAACCAAACGAATGGCCTACAGATAACTCAAGTTTCAAATTTCCCAACTACTACATCGGCATCTCCGTTTACCGGGCAAATGGTTTCTACTGGGACTGCTATGCCAATTGCAGCATCTCAACCATTGATCAACGGAGTCATTGTCCAAGCCTTGTCCACAAATTCATCTAGTGTTTATATTGGATCAGCTGGTGTCTCATCTTCCACTGGATTTGAGTTACAGCCTGGGCAAGCAACGAGTATGGCAGTTAGTAATCTGAATTCAGTGTATGTAATCTCTGTCACAAGCGGTGATGGTATTTGCTATGTGGGGTCTTGATGAAAAAAGTATCTTCAACAATTACGTGGGAATGTGATTTTGATCCTAAAGAAAAGCCAGTCGTTTCGGCAGATCTTCCAAAAGGATGGAAAATTTTCCATGGAACAACAACAGTGTCTTATGGGAAAAGTACTCGTGTAATTCATAAGGAATATATAATTGGTCCAACCGCACTCGCAGCTACAGATGTGCCTACATTGTTGAAAATAAAAACAGCTGTTTTGGGGTCATAGATGGCATTATTACCTTTTGGATCACCACCATTTAAGATAGTTCAGGCTAACACCGCTTTTGTTAGCACTGGGGGTAATGATTCAACTGGAAAACTCGGTTATCCGAATAAACCGTTTTTAACTGTCGCCGGAGCGATGGCCTCAATTACAAATCCAGCAACTTTAAGTTTAATTCAAATACAAAATCCAGGGATTTATTCTGTCGATGGCTTGGTGCTTCGAGTGAATGTGTTTATTCAAGGCCCAGACCCTGCATCTACAGTGCTTGATTTTGGAAACGCTGGGATAACCATTGATACGAGTTGGAACCAAGCTGGAACCAATATCGGCGGTGTTACCAATCTTGGTATGACCAGCTCCGGGTCTGTGTCTGCGCTTTCTTTTGACTTTAGTTCAATCACTGGAATTAGCGCATTCTATTTTAGCAATGTTGCAATGCCTGGTAACTTGCCATTGAATCTAGTGTCTGAAAACTCAGGAAATCAAACTACCTTTAACATCAACGGCGCTATTCAGAATAAAGGGTCGCTGCAGTTGACGGATTGTTTTGCCTTGGTTGCTGAATATTTTAATCAAAACGACGGTATGACGATAATGTCTACCGGGGCTGTCGATAGCATAGTCTACTCAACCACAAGCACTTATTTTGGTGCAGTAAACTTAAGCACGACATCAACTGGGCGTGCCATACTTCTTTTGGTCAGTGGCTCAGTTTTCGGCACCGTAAGCCTTGCCGATGTAAATTGTTTAATGGAAGCTCAGATGGGCACACTACCGGCCGCCTCAAGTGTGACTAATTCTGGAGGGACCATATTTTATGGTGGAGATGCAGTTCAGGTTCCATATTTCCCTGCAACACCAAGTGATTGGCCAGTTGTCCCGCCTAATGTTTCGGTAGCGTTAGATGACCTCGCCGCCGCTGGATATATCACCGCTATTTCCGTGGTTACAGCTAATGGCTTGGCTGGAACTTCTAGTAGTGGGACAACGCCCGCCTTAACATTGTCAACTACGGTCACTGGTATTTTGCAGGGTGATGGAACGGCAATTTCTGCTGCGCCGGCAACGGGCTCCGGTTCCGTGGTGTTAGCGATGACACCAACTCTATCTAATCCAATTGTTGGGACTCAAGCCCAAGGCAATGATAGCACTGTCGCCGCATCAACTGCTTATGTTGATACTGCTGTTGCTAACGCTGTGGCTGGGATAAACCCAGCGGTCGCCGTTCAAGCTGCTACTACATCTGCAGCAAATACATCTGGATTTACATATAATAATGGTGTCTCCGGAGTTGGCGCTACCTTAACAAATAGCGTGATAAATACCCCATTAGTAGTTGATGGATATACCTTTACAGCTATCGGACAAAGATTATTGGTTAAAAATGATACCCAAACTCCATCTGGAGCATTCAATGGTGTCTACTCTGTAACTCAATTGCAGACATCACTTTTGCCAGTGATTTTGACCAGGGCCCTTGATTATGATACTCCATCGGATATAAATAATACTGGGGCCATCCCTGTTATAAATGGAACTGTGAATGGAACAACTCTGTGGGTTGAAACTGCTCAAGTAAATACTATTGGAACCAATCCTCTTGTGTTTACTGAATTCGGAGCACCCCCTGGCCCATCCTCAGGTCTTTACGACTTCGTAGTTGGTCCGACTCAGACTTATACAACAATTTCTGCGGCGATAACTGCAGCGACTGCTGGACAAAGTATTTTTATTCAAACTGGGACTTATACAGAAAATGTAGTTATTAATAAGCAATTAAATATCACTGGATCTGGACGCGGGGTTGTAATAAATGGGTCACTGGAGTTTGCCACTGGATCAAATGATAGCTTGGTGCAAATGGTCAAAGTTGCTAGTGGTATAACTATTGATGCTGGAGTTAGTGAAATTCAGTTAGTATCTTTTTGGAATGCAAGTGGACAAACAATAACAGATAATGGAACTGGAGATTATATCCAGGGAATGCAGGAGTAAAAAATGGCTACACCAATTGGAACTTTAGGGACTATTCCAACAGTTAATGTTGGTGGAGTGATTATGACTGTCCCTGGATTGATAGTCTTGGTAACTGCTGTTGAAGGAGCTGGGGGTCGGTATGGAACATTCAGATTGCCAGGGGCTTCTTCCGGTTATCAGGTGACCGCTGGGAAAACTCTCACGATATACGCATTAAGATTTCTTGTGCAAAGTTCAGCAGCTGGAGATTGCCAATTCCTTGGGCAAGCTAATAATGATCAAGGTATAATCTCTAGCACAGCTCCGGTAAGTCCAATCTATGTTGGTGGAATTACTCCTTCTTCGTCTACTGGCAACGTGGGAAATCTTGCTATAGCTCAAACCAATTCAGAATTGGGGGGAATTTTCTTCCCAGTCGCATCCGGGACTTATGCCTTCTTTGACAACGGCGCTGCTGCGTTTGACGGCACCATATATGCATATGGCTATGAGGCTTAATGGATAAAGTAGTCCTTCAGATGATTTTCGATAGGTTCGACAAATTAGAGACTAAGGTTGATAAGTTGTTAGAATTTAAATGGAAGATTGTTGGCGGGACAATACTTGCAAGTTTGATATTGACAGGATTGTTTCAAATTGTGTTAGCTTTAATTCAATCAAAATAACCAAGGAGTTTTTATGGCATTGTCCCCAAAACTATTACAGATTTTAAAAGACATCGGTGCTGCTGACTTACAAGTGTTGGTAACTGAATTGGTGCCCGCGATCGAAGATGAGATAGCAGTCTTGTTTCCAGGTGCAGCTGTTGAATTAGGAGCATTGGAAGTGCCTTTCAATCCTATGATTCAAGCCGCATTGGTATCTCTTGCAGCAAAAGTTGAGTTTTAATTAATTATGACTTTTTTAGCTGGATTAGCAGCGACAATCGGCGAATGGCTTCTCTCGAAGTTGTTCGCCGTATTATCATTAGACTATAAACAGTGGGCAGCGGCAAGGAAGTCCTCTGCTGCTCTTGCTGCTAATCAAGCCGCACTTCAAACAGCGGAGAAATCAGGCAATGAACAAACAGTTGAAAACGCTGGTGCTAATTCTTTGGATAACAGCGGCGGGTCTTAGTCTTGTCGGGTGTAAAGAAGATTTCCCGGCAATTACTCCTTACTTGGTACAACCAGATGCGAATGGCATGTGTCCGCGCTATAAGCTGGTGGATCAGACCACGCTATCCTTCCAATTCGACTCCCTCCAACCCTGTTCCGATGTCAACGGCGGTTGGGCCTTGCCCAGCAATCAATTCCCTCAGCTCTTGCAATATGCCAGAGACGCACAAGCTGCCTGTGCAACACCTCAATAATGGCGCTTGTCCAAAGTGCATAACTATTCGAGACACATATCCTGGGTTTAATGCTCCACTTTGGGTATGGTTTTCAGACTTCCAGAAATTGCATCCAGAATTCCATATGAGCTGCGCCGGTCGTGGTAAGATAGATCAGAATGCCTTGTTTGCTAGACACGCTACAAAGGCCAGTTGGGGCCATTCAGCGCATAATTTTAACTGCGCTTTTGATTCATTTGTCCTGGTACCAGGAAAGGAAGACATTTATCCTGTTGAATGGTATAATTCCGTTTTGGCACCGGCTTTACCGGCTTGGATTTCATGGTTGGGAAGACCCGGTTCTCCATTTCCTGAGCTGCCACACCTTGAGATTTTAGCGTGGGTGGAGCTTCGTCGAAGTAATCTGGTTCAGTTGGTAGAATAAAATCATTGGTAAATTTGGCATAAAGCGTATTGTATCTGCGTCTAGCCGTTTGCAGATATATATCATGAATTCTTTTAAAATCAGGATTAGTTCGTTTGAGCATAGAATAAGTTCTTATGTTATATTTAAGTTTTGCGGAGAAGGTATTAGGGGACCATCCCTGCTTACAGTGGTTCAAAAATAACTGAATAAGATTTGGATCATCTGGTTTTATTTTCATGGCTCAAATAATACTGCTGTATTTCATAGCTAAAGGCAATGGCAGACCAAAGTATAGACTGGCTTAGAATTATTGATAATATTATAAAACGCATGATTGATCCTCTATAACAGACTATTTATTTACCAAAACAAAAAATACTAAAAGCGCCCAATGTAAACGCAGTGTTCTTTGAAGAAGAACACTCGATGAAAATCAGTACCGTTAGCCCATTCACAGTCATGCCATCCCTTGTGATATTGGTGTGTATGCCTGATAATAATGTCCCCGCCTTTATGCATCCAGACTGTCACTTTTCCCCCTTGTCCAACAAAGATTACCCTATTGAACAGCTAAAAACTCTTTGGCATTCGCAACGGCCTCAGAGTAATTATAAAAAGGCGCTTCTTGTAAGGCTTTGGATTCAACAAGATCAGCGAGCAATTTTCTTACTCGATCAACTTCTTCAATCATTTTATCGTGACAAGCATTAAACCCGTCTTTGAAAGCCTTTGAATGGTTGTATCCCATTGCTTCGTGGAACTGATTTGTAAGCTGCAAATGCGCCGCAAGCTCATCCCTTTGTGTTTCTAATTCTTTTTTCATTCTCTCTCCTTTTTAGTGGTGGTCCCTTCACGACGGCCAAGCATCGAATCAATCCATGCTTGAATTGAACCATGCTGTTTTGTCAGTTCTTTTTTGATTTTCGGTTCGAGTCGAATTGAGACAACTTCTCGAACTTTAGACCCTTTTCGGGGTCTTCCCATTTTTTGTTTAGTCACGATCGCCCTCGTCTATTATTGAGGAAATATCGGAAATGGAGATCAAATTATAAGAACCATTCCATAAGCCCCAAGCCTCTACAAGAGGAGAACCGTCATAAATTCTATTTAATTCGTATTTTTTGTTTTCTTTATCTAAAAAAATATATTTATTGGCTGGTATTGTTGACCCTGTTGCGCTGGTATTGTTGACCCTGTTGCGCTGGTATCTTTTACTTTTATTTCAACATTTTGAATTTTCATCTTATTGCTCCTTGTTGATATAAGGATATACTTTCGTAATACGAAAGTCAACAGGTAAATGAAAATAAAATCTCAAAATGGTATTGGCCCCCATCTTAAACCTATTCGATCTCATCTCCTCATCCTTCGCTCCTCTTCCGTTACATATCGGTCTAATGCTGAAAGCATCCTTTTCATTTCTTCAATAGAAAGCTGGTCTTTTAAAATTGAGGTTATGGCCTCATAAAGTGTAGTAAATACGCAAACTCGTATTGTTTTGGATTCGTCTGTCATGTGGTCGTCTCGTAACGACTAGCAACGAAGCTTTGATTCAGCTCTACGGCTATGCATGTTACAACAAACCTTTTGTCCTTTATGATACGAAGCCAAGAGTTGTCTTCATCTCTTGAATCTTCGATTTGAAAATAAAAGCGATTTCCAAATGCAGTGACGTCCTCTTTTACTGTCATTTCGACATTAAAGACCTTCGCGTCTTCAAGTATCATTTAGTCCCTTCACGACGGCCCTCAAATTCATCGGGAAAATAGCCGAGCTGAATCCGAATCGGTCCTATTTGAATTCTCGTGCTATAAATCTCAAGTCTTTTTGTTTTGTCGAGAGTCCAGACAGACGCTTCCCAAGATTTACCCCAATAAAATAAAGCGTCTTCCTTGTCCCATCGCGGGGCCCAGAATATTCCTATCGGTATCGTTTTCATCTGTCAGTCCTCCTACGAGTGCCCATTAAAAACCTTCTTTTTTCATGTCATAATTCAAGCGCAAAATCTTATAAATCTGAGCCGCAGCGTTGCTAGACGCATTCACAGTTTCTGGTGTAACACCATCTTTGTTCACGTCTTTAATCAGTCCCATCAATGATTCTGCCAAGTTTTTTGATAGCGTTACTGACGCGGTCGATGTCGCCACTTCGGATGTCTTTCCAGACTCCAAAGAGCGGATTTTTTCGTCTTGCTTTGGCACCGATAGCTGCTTTTTTTCGATTAAGTTCTTCTCTGTGGTTGTCATAAAATCTCCTATGAAGTCCGTTTTCAGAAGCTCGCTTCATTAAAGCTTGCCATGCCCCAGGATTCGCCAATCTCCATTCTTTCAAACGAGACTTGTTCCATTTGCCCCCAGTTTCCTTTTGTTTCTTGTGGTAGTATTTCTTCCATTTCTCGCGATCTCTTTGCCTCAGCCCTGGAGTCCTGGTTCTTAATTCTCTTTGATATGCGGCCCGAAATTCTTTCGACCCATTGACAAACCCGCGACTCACTAACTCCAAAGAAATCACCGATCTCAGCTTGCCCATATCCCTCCAAAAACTTAAGACTCATCACGGCTCTTTCCCAGTGTCGAGACAGTCCGATAATTTGCTTAACAGCGAGTCTATGTTCCATATTGAGTCCAGAATCTCCTGCGACAAGATTCTCGCATAATTGTTTTTTCGGAGCGATTCGGTCAGAATAGCCGCGTTGCCCTTTGCGACCGCTATCTCTCCGTAGATAGTCGATAACAGCTTGGTCGATTGTCTGCTTTTGGCCTTTACCCGAGAGATAGTATTCAATGACTTCTTGAGCGCAATCATCTGCACCAACTTGCCTTCCGGTGATTTTAACATAGGATTTCTCGATTCTTTTGCTGATTTTTTTGCAGGTCTCTTCATCTGTTAAATCCCATCTCACTTTGGGGTAGTCTCGTCTGGACTGACAATATCAATAATTTTAATCTCTTCGACCGACTCCTCTTCAAAATGAATCGGTGCCGTGTCCTTAGCTAAAATTGCCTCTGCTGCAACTTCATCTGGATTCATATTGTTTTGATACCAGTCAATGCCTTCATAATCGTCATTCATGACGAAATCCATTTCTTCTTTGAATGTCGTATCTTTGTCTTTCTTTTCATAATAGGCAGCTCGATTCTTAGCTACAACTTCAAGAGGTATGTGATAAATCTTTCCAGACTCCATTTGTAACTCTATGACTTTCATTTCTCATCCTTTGCGGCAGTTCTCCTACAACTGTTTACTTTTCATGACCACTCAGGCGGTGGCCCTAATTTTTCCAACGCATCGACATTTATAGCTCGCCCCTGACATGTTTCCCAAGAAATACATCTAGCCTCAATGCAAACTTCTTGGGGACATGAAGTCTCAATCCAATTACAATCTTCGCAATGATATGGACTTGCTTGGATTGCATAAGGTCCAAAGCCGTTGTCAACCCAGTCTGTGTGCAGAGCAGTTTTGCAAATAGGACAATCAAAGATTGGTTCTTTTCCAAAGTAATTCATTTTTCAGTCCCTTCACGACTATTTTCTTTTAAAATTTTTCGTATGCGTCTTGTGATAATGCTTCCAGGAATATTTGGAAGCGCGATCTTTAAAAGAGTCAGCAATTCATCGTAGCCAACATAGCACCAAGGACAAAATTCAGTGAAATATTTTGTATCGTATAGGCGCCCACATTTTTTGCAATTCTCGCAGTATCCCACTATTCAGTCCTCCTACAACTACCAATTAAGTTTTTGCTAAAGTGTGTACAACTTCACGAAACAAGAAATCTTTAGTTTGCTGCTCGCGCGGAAGTTTGTCGTAACCAACCATCCAAGGATGAGTTTTCTTAACCGGATCTTTGGTCTCGCCATAAACCCAACCTTCATTTTCTTTTTGCTTAAGCCATGACTTATGAGAATCTTCCGGCTGCATTGTTAGCCCTGAATCAATGTGCGCTTTAACGCCAGCAATGGCGCTAGCTCTCTGCCAATCAGGTGCCAATTCCCATTCTGGTTGAGTTAGGTCGCCCAGGGTCATGCAATATGCTTTGTTGACCTGATGGCATACGTTCGCGATTTCTTCTGCTGTCAGTTTCATTTTTTCCTCTTTTCGTTGCATTTGATGCAGGTTACATTTTTCCAATCCGTACTTGCTGAATATGCTAGGGTCTTATTATCCACTCGACATTCCGGCCTTACAACCCAGCCAAAGAACTGTGAGTGATACCGGCTATTCTTGTGGACCTTTTTCATTTGGTAGTCTCGTTTGGACTGCCCACATAGGCGTCCTTGTATTCTTCTGGTATTTCATATCCACAATTTAACAAGTGTTCTTCCCATCGTTTATATTCGTCGTACATCGTGCATTCACGATCAGGCCAGCTAAACTTTCGATCAAGTGTATAAACTCCCATGCCAACTATGGGAGCATGACAGCCGTAAATTATGTCATCAATTTTGAAGTCTGTGTATTTGGGATATGGCTTCACTCGTCACCTTTGGTAGTATGATTAGGAGTGCCGTATTTTATCTTTAATCGAATAATCAGTGTCCAAAACACTCTTTTAAACCAAGGATCAAGTCGGGCATTTACCTCAGTGATTGTTTTTTCATCCAATGGATTGTGCTGGCAAGGATAGTGCCAACAATCGCAAGCTCTAAAATAACTCATTTTCCGTCCTCCTACGACTATTTAATCCTCTTGAAATAAAATGCTCTGGTTCCGGCACCACGGAATGGCTCAAGGTCAAGTCCGATGAGCTGCGGCACCTTTTTATAATCCACATTTCCTTTGCGCTCAGTATAACCAAACACAGCCTCGCCAGCTTCCATCTTGTCCTTGTCGCCAAGGATTCCTTTTAGCTTCGCTTTTAAGGCCTCATATCTGGCCTCAGCTTGCTCGCTTGCATCTTTGGCAAGTAAGCACTCAGCAACAAGTCCCTCGATGTTCTGGGCCTCTGGCGTTGGTCCAAGATCAAGCTGACCAATTGCACTGAGATCGAGCTTCAAGATCTTTGGAAGCTTTTTCCATTCTGTGAATTCCTCGACGACAGATTCATATGTGCATTTGCCAGCCATACATTCGAGCATGATGTTCGCTCGGTGCAAAAGCTCTCTTTGCATTTCGGCGTCCTCTTTGACCATGACAACGGCGTAAGTTCCATCATAGCCGAAATAAACATAAGCGGCCCACGGAAGTCCAGAG